GAATCCAAAACCATTCTTGAAATTTCAAATAAAATCTATTGATGATTTAGTCAATGGAACCGAGAAATTATTGAACGGATAGTATGGAAATTAAGTTGAATTTAACCAATGGCGAACACAAAGATTTGGTGTCCTATTGTAATCTTAATGATGTATTGATTAGTGAAGTTGTTAAGAAATCCTTTACAACTGGATTCAATATTGAAAGATACGGATTGTTAAATTCAAATACTCCTCAAGAAAAAATTGTGGAGGTCATTAAGGAAGTTGAGGTTGAAAAAATTGTGGAGGTGATTAATGAAGTTGTGGTTGAAATACCGGTAGAGAGAGTCGTGGAGAAAGTTGTTGAGGTCATCAAAGAAATTCCGGTTGAAAAAATTGTCACAAAAGTAGAATATATTAGTGACGATAGTAAGACCAATGAACTATTCGGAAAAATCGAACAGTTGGAATTTGAAAAGGAGGAACTTATTCTTAATTCCCAAGAAAAAGATAAAGAACTAGACGAACTTAGACATTCTTTAGATGAACTTTTAGATAAACCTCCGGTTGAAAAGATTGTTGAAGTGGTCGTGGAAAGGGAAATACCCGATAACTCTTTGAAACCAAAGTTAGATGCGTTACAAACAACTTTATCAAAGGTTAGACAAGAAACTTTAGAAAAAGATGAAAAAATAAAAGAATTGGAGAACACAATTCAAGAATTAAAAAAGACTCAAGAAAATAGACAAGCGGTTTATTTTCAGGGGTCTAATTTAAACAATAAACTATAAAATATAAATTATGACACAATTATTAATATGGATGGTGATGACTTATGGACTGAGTAATATTCTTGTTTATGGAAGTATATTCAATGAACCGAGAAATTACATCTTCAATCAAGCAGACCATGGTATTGGAATTCTTAACGGATTTTATAAATTCTTAAAAGGTATGTTGTCTTGTATGATGTGTACACCTGTTTGGGTTGGATTTTTCTTCGGAATTTTCTTATATTCACCGGTACACGAATTACTTGGAGTTACAAAAATTGCTTCATGGTTCTTTGATGGTATGTTGGCCTCAGGGTCAGTATGGGCAATCAATTCAATCATCGAGTGGTTCGAACAAAATAGACCAACAAATAATCACTAAAAAATAAAAAAAATGGGTAAAAAGGCTAAAGAACACCGCAAGAAAGTTGCGGCGAGAAATCAAAGAATTAAAACGGAACAAACCGCAATGCAAAAAATGTTTAATGAATCAATGAAACAACAACTTGAAGAATTGAAGAAACAACGAGAAGCGGAAATGTCAGGAGAGACACAAACCACAATATAATGAAATGGGATTTATTTAATCCAAAACCAGAATTTAATTATCAAAAAATGGAATCAAAGATAGATATTACAACTTTGGAGAATCCTTACATCCAAGTAGTTTGGGAAGATACTCCGGAGAATTTTACTCAAGAAAGAATCAAATCGGTTAAACAATATTTTCAAAAGAAATATAATTCAACCAATATCAATGTCATAACTAAAGTTAAGTCTACCGAAGAGACCCAACAAACAATTGATGTTTCAGTTAACATCATGGATAAGAACTATCAAAAAGAACTTATTAGGTCATTGTTGGAATCTAAAGGTCAAGACCAGTATTACGAACAAGTTATGGGAATTGATTCTGCGGTTGAAAATAGAATGGCAGCTAATGAGGTTGAGGTAACACCATTCAAAAGATGGTATATCAAAAAAATTGAGTTCAGTAATTTCTTATCTTATGGTGAAGGTCAAGTAATTGATTTTGAAAAATGTAATGGTATATCAGTTGTTGAATCCGACCCGCCTAACTTTGGAGGTAAAACTGTTCTGACAGTCGACCTATTATTATTCTTATTCTTTAACACAACAACAAAAACACAGAAAGCAGAAGAAATCTTTAATAGATTTACAGATATCAATAAGGTTAGTGTTAAAGGTGATATCGTCATTGATGGTGAGGAATATATAATTGCTCGTCAGATTGAAAGAAAAAAATCCAAAGCGGGTGAATGGAATGTTAAAACTGAATTAGAGTTTTTCAAGAAACTTGCCGATGGTCAGCTTCAAAACTTCACAGGAGAACAACGCAGGGAAACAGAAGAATTCATGAAGAAATCTATTGGAACAATGGATGACTTCTTGATGACAATTGTCACTACTGCGTCAAACCTTGAAGATTTATTGGAGGCAAAACCAACCGCTCGTGGTCAGGTGTTGAGCAGATTTTTGGGTCTTGAATTCTTAAAGAAGAAGGAAGAAACTGGTAAAGAGATTTACTCAGAGTTTTCAAAAAGTATGATGTCAAATGTGTATAACACAGAATCATTGAAACAAGACAATGAGACATCAACTGAAGAAATCCGGCGTCTTAAGAACGAGATTACAGATGCCAACACCAAAATCACGGATGTTGATTTGAGATTACAAACGGGACAGAATTACAAAGACAATTTGTTGAAGTCAAAGTATACCGACATCGACCAAGAGTTGATTGTGTTGAATCCAATTAAGTTACAAAGCGACATTACCGACTTTGAAAATGGAAGTGAAAGAATCAAAGGTCAAATCAACGAAGTTAAGATTGTGGAACCAAAAGAGTTTTACCATGAAGACAAACATGATGAGATTATTGATGGTATGAAATCAACAAATGGTGAATTAGTTCTTGCCCAAAATAAAGTTCAAGAAATTGAAACTTTGGTTAAAAAGTATGGTGATGGAATTCAATGCGAACATTGTGGAATCAAATTAATGGAAGCCGCACTTACAAAGAAAAAAATTGATGAGTTGGGAGATTGGGAAACGAAAGTCTTCAAATTATCTAAACAATGGAAAGACCTTGACTCAAAAGAGAAATCTTATACCCAACTTAAGAAAGATTTCCACGAGTATGAGAAGAACAAACTCGTTAAAGAAAAGTATGAACTATCGTTAGAATCAAATGAGTTGAAATTGGGTCAAGCCAAAGACAAACTTAAACGATACGAAGAGGTTCAGGACAAGATTAAAAAGAACAACGAGATTGAGTCTCAATTAATTAAAGCCGGGTTGAGAATTGATGAATTGATTAGTGAGAAACGTAGTTATGAAAGAATTTTAGCGACCAACCAAACTCAAATTGAAAATCTTCAGTCTCGTATTGAAAAGAATAATGGTATCATCTTGAAAATTGCCGAAGAATTTGAACGAGAGAAGATTTACAAAATTTATGTTGAAGTATATGGTAAAAATGGGATTTCTAAAATGATTATGAAGACCATGATGCCGTTGATTAACTCGGAACTTCAGAGATTACTTCAAGATTCTTGTTATTTCAACTTGGAGATTCGTATTAACGACAAGAACGAGGTTGAATTTATCATGGTTGATAACTCAACAGGTATCGAGAAACTAATGGTCTCAGGTTCGGGTTATGAAAGAACCATTGCCGCCATGGCACTTAGGGCGGTATTATCAAAAGTTTGTTCATTACCAAAACCAAATATTATTGTGTGGGACGAAGTATTTGGAAAAATTTCTAATGAGAATTTGGAAATGGTTGGGGAATTCTTCACCAAAATGAAAGAATATTTCGAGAAGATTTTTGTGATTACACATAATCCGCTGGTTAATAATTGGGCGAACAATGTGGTCAAGATTAGTAAAATCGATAACATTTCAAAAGTTTCACAATAGTGTGGGACTTTTTTCTTATTAATTAAATTAAAAAAAATTATATTTGCGTTATGAATAAAATTAATACATATAATATTAATTGGAAAATGGTCTCAAATGGACTTGGATTGTGCCTTGATAAAACAATTGAAATGTTTGACGACGGCAGAATTTTAGGTAGATTAGGGGAATTTTTACACGAGAGTTCTGAAAAAGGTGTAAGAGAAAATGAAAATTCTAAATTTGATGTTAAAGAGAATGATGGTGTTAGAAGTGAGATTAGAACAATAACCGATAAAGTTAGTTTTGCTTCTTCAAAAGAAATCGGGTATGGTAGAAAAGTAACTGATGAAGGATTTCAGGAAAAATTAAATTCAATCGATAGATTTATACTCATCGATAAAAGATTATTATTACGTGGGACTATAGACACTATTGAGATAAAAAAAGAGGAAATAAATGGATTATCTTTAGGTAAAAATAAGTCAATTTCTGCTAAAAAATTTTACGAAAAGTATGATGGAAATAAATAAAATATATAACGAGGATTGTTTAACAACTTTTTCAAAGATTGAGGATAATACTATCGATTTAACAATAACTTCACCACCTTATGACGATTTAAGGACATATAATAATTATGTTTCGGGAAAAAAAACTGAATTTAATGGATATTCATTTGATTTTGAAAATATCGCTAAAGAATTATATAGGACAACTAAAAAAGGTGGTGTGGTTGTATGGGTTGTTGGTGATGGGACAGAAAAAGGTAGTGAGACCGGAACATCTTTCAGACAAGCCCTTTTTTTTAAAGAAATAGGGTTCAACATTCATGATACAATGATTTACATGAAAAATAATTTTTCTAATCCTTCATCTAATCGGTATCACCAAATTTTTGAATACATGTTTGTATTATCTAAAGGTAAGCCAAAAATATTTAACTCAATTAAAGACCGAAAAAATATATACGGAGGACAAATTGGTAGTTGGGGTAAGAACACATCAAGACAAGTTGATGGGACTATGGTCGAGAGAAAAAAGAAAATTATTGAGGAATATGGACAAAGATATAATGTTTGGACATATAAGACTTCAAAGAATGGTCAAGAAGATGAAATCGCGTATAAACATCCGGCAATTTTTCCAATACAATTAGTTAAAGACCATATCGTTAGCTGGAGTAATGAAGGGGATGTAATTTTTGACCCGTTTATGGGTAGTGGAACAACCGCTAAGGCTGCAATACAAACAAATCGAAATTATTTAGGGTCTGAAATATCTGAAGAATATTACAATATTTGTTTAGAAAGGGTTAAAATTAATTAATAAAACATGAAACATTTACATTTTAATAAAAAGGGTATTAACCATAAACCAATCAAACATTGGAAGACGGATAATGTCACTGAGGTTGCCATTTATCAAGGAGAAAGAGGTGGAAGACCTGACCTTGATTTTATTGTTAAGTATAAAGAAGAAGGTAAAAGATTACGAACACCAAGTCATACACATTGGATTGTTGATATGTTGGTTAAAGCTGAAGTTAACAAATCAGTATTGTTAGAATATGTTAATGATATGATTAAATTGTATGATGAAACAACCCCATTCAATTCGGTAGATGAAAGAAACAATTACAGATTAACCCAACCAAACTTGATGACATCAAGATATCAGACATTACAAGGACATGGTTATTATACGATTGGAACTTTAACTGCGTTTATTGAGTTATTTAGTAAATGTGAGAAACAGACAACAAGTGCATTCATGTTTCGAGGATTACTTACTCTGATTAAGGAATATTGCGAGGGAACCAAAGATTTTTATCAAATTGTTGGACATTCTAAGCGAGTTTAAATAAATTATTATATCTTTGTCAAAACATTTAAAATGAAAAAATACCTATTAACTATTTTTGGTGATTTAGAACATTATGAGAAACAACAAGAAATTACTATAAGTTTATTACCAATAGTGGATTCTCCAAGTCTTAAATTTCAATATGGAAAAGAATTTATAATCGCACATTTTGAATCGGA